AAATGATGTAAGTTTTAGCGCATTACAGAAGACTAGAGAATTCGGGGGTACCGGCGGGAGTAAAATAGCTACAACAGAAAGACAAGAGCATGGAATAATAGATGCTATAAACGCAGTACCGGGAGTCAAAACTCTAAAAGGTACAAATAATATAGAAATTAACGGAGTTCAGACTGCAGTTAAAGTAGACGGCTTGAATGAGTTTGGAAGCGAACCTTATGCAGATGTTATCTTGAAAGTAAAAGGACAAGATATAAAAGTATCAGCTAAAGGAAACGAAGCACCTACCTTAGCGGGTGGTGGAATTAAAGGTATGACAGCTATGGCCATAACTAACCCAGAAATTAGAGAATGGTTAACAGATTTTTATGAAGATGCTTACGAGTTCTACCAAGATAGAGTTGAAGCAAATAACTTAGACGGAGTTAATTTAACAGGTAACAAACTTATTCCTGATGTTTCGAGAAAAGTACCAAAAGAGTTAATAAAAACAATTGTACAGGGCACTATTCCGATGGGCGGACCTATTGAGTACTACTACAAGGGAGACATGGAAGTTAAATTTGAAATAGAAGGTAACACAGTTAATTTTAAAAATGGAAAGTTTATACCTATTGATACTTTTATAGAAGAACATAGTAGTAGTTTTTATGCTCACATAAGAAAAAGAGACGGAGATTTCTTTTTTACAAACTCTCAACAAGATATAAACGGCATTATACTACGTCGTATATTTACGAAAAAAGAAGGAAGTAACTCAACTCAATCTAGATTCGGAACTTTAGATAAGATTCGCGGGATTGAGATATAATTAATTAGTTATGTCGCAAGATATTAGAAATATAATAGCACAAGAATATTTAAAATGTGCTAAAGATCCAGGGTACTTCATGAAGAAGTATTGCTATATTCAACACCCGACAAGGGGTAGAATTCTCTTTAATTTATACCCATTTCAAGAGAAAGTACTACATTTATTTAGAGATAATCAATTTCTTATTACATTAAAGTCTAGACAGCTTGGTATATCTACCTTAGCGGCTGGTTACTCGTTATGGTTGATGGTCTTCCATAAAGATAAGAACGTACTAGCCTTAGCAACTACACAAGCAACAGCAAGAAACCTGGTTTCTAAAGTACAATTCATGTATGAACAGTTACCCAAGTGGTTACGTCTACATGCAGTAGAGAAGAACAAACTCTCACTGAGGCTGAAGAACGGTTCAAAGATACAAGCAAAGTCAAGTAATTCTGATTCTGCTCGTTCTGAAGCAGTATCACTATTATTAATAGATGAAGCCGCCTTTATTGATAACATTGAGGAAACCTTTACTGCTGCACAACAAACGTTAGCAACCGGTGGTCAATGTATAGCTCTATCGACTCCTAACGGTATAGGTAACTGGTTTCACTCTACCTATGTAAAAGCAGAAGTAGCTGAAAATTCCTTTGTACCTATTAAATTACCATGGACAGTCCATCCTGAAAGAAATCAGGTTTGGAGAGACATGCAAGATAGAGATTTAGGACCTCGAATGGCAGCACAGGAATGTGACTGTGACTTCCTATCATCGGGAGCAACCGTATTTGAACCAGAAGATTTACAATTTTATGAAGAAACTTATCAAAAAGATCCAGCAGAAAAAAGAGGAGTTGATGGCAATTTATGGGTTTGGGAAAGTCCTGATTATACAAAATCTTATATGGTTACAGCCGACGTATCTAGAGGTGACTCTACTGACTTTTCTACGTTTCACGTAATGGATATAGAAAGTTGCGTTCAGGTAGCAGAGTACAAAGGGAAGTTATCCCCGAAGGAATTCGGTAACGTCTTGGTAGGAATCGCTTCTGAATACAATGATGCGCTTCTAGTAGTAGAAAACGCAAATATAGGGTGGTCTACCATAGAACAGATATTAGAAAGAGAATATAAGAATATGTACTATAGTTCAACCTCTAACCAAGATACAGTTGAATCGTATATGTCGAAATATGAAAGAGAGAAACTCGTTCCCGGCTTTACAATGTCAACGAAAACGCGTCCATTAGTGGTTGCAAAGATGATGGAGTATATTAGAGAGAAAGCAGTTACTGTTCAATCTAAAAGGTTACTACTTGAGATGAGAGTATTTGTATGGAAGAACGGAAAAGCCCAAGCACAGATAAATTATAATGATGATTTAGTGATGGCCTTCGCAACCTCACTATACGTAAGGGATACCGCATTGAGACTAAGACAGCAAGGTCTTGACTTAGCTAGAGCACAACTTTCCTCTTTCTCAAATCTTAATGCAAAAAACCAAGCTGTTATATCAACAGTTGGTTCCTACCAAAATAATCCGTATCTTATAGATATGGGTGGCCAGCAGAAGGAAGATATAAGCTGGTTATTTTAAACGAATCTATTTATAACTAAAGACATTTTAATTAAATGGCAGATAAAGGCTTATTTAGTAGACTACAGAGACTCTTCGCAACAGACATACTTATACGTAACGTAGGTGGTGATGAGTTAAAAGTAATCGATCCTAATCAAATACAAACAACCGGTAAATACCAGACTAACTCTCTTATAGATAGGTTTAGTAGATTATATGTCTATAATAATAGAAATATATTTAACCCGAATTTAAACTTTCAAACTCTAAGAATACAGTTATACTCTGACTATGAAGCTATGGATACAGATCCTATTTTAGCTTCTGCATTAGATATTATAGCCGATGAAGCAACAGTAAAAAACGATTTTGGTGAAGTTTTAGCTATTAGGTCTTCTGACGAAAATATACAACGAGTTTTATATAATTTATTTTACGATATACTTAATATTGAATTTAACCTATGGTCATGGACTCGTAACATGGTCAAGTACGGAGACTTCTTTTTAAAGTTAGAGATTGCAGACGGTTTAGGGGTATACAATGTACTACCTTATACGGTTTACCATATTTCACGACATGAAGGAGAAGATCATGAAAATCCGACTAAAGTAACTTTTCAGATCGACTTAGATGGTTTAGCTACTTCACAAAGTCCTAACTATACTCCTAATACAAATAAGAAAGTAATTAAGTTAGACAATTACGAAATGGCCCACTTTAGGTTAATTTCAGATACTAACTACTTACCTTATGGACGTTCTTATTTAGAACCAGCTCGTAAGATCTTTAAACAGTTAACTTTAATGGAAGATGCGATGTTAATTCACCGTATCATGAGAGCTCCAGAAAAGAGAATGTTCTATATTAACGTAGGTCAGATACCACCAGCAGAGGTTGAACAGTTTATGCAAAAGACTATCAACACTATGAAAAAGACTCCTTACATGGGTCAAGATGGTCAGTATAACTTACGATTTAATCTACAAAATATGATGGAAGATTACTACCTACCTGTAAGGGGAGGTGATACTTCTACTCGTATTGAAACTACAAAAGGTTTAGAATACGACGGAACAAACGACGTTGTTTACTTAAGAGATAAATTATTTGCTGCATTAAAGATACCTAAAGCTTACTTTGGATATGAAGGAGAGTTAAACGGTAAAGCAACTTTAGCAGCAGAAGATATTCGTTTTGCTAGAACAGTAGAGAGAGTGCAAAAGATTATGGAATCTGAGTTAACAAAGATTGCATTAGTCCATTTATATGCTCAAGGCTTTACTGGTGAATCGTTAGTTAACTTTGAAATTAAATTAACAAATCCTTCTATTGTTTACGAACAAGAAAGAGTTGCTTTAATGAAAGAGAAGATTGACTTAGCAGCTCAGATGATAGATACTAAATTATTCTCAACAGATTATATTTACGATAATATCTTCCACTTATCAGAAGATAAGTACAATGAGATGCGAGAGTTAATTAGAGAAGATTTCAAGAGAAACTTTAGATTAGCTCAGATAGAAGGAGAAGGAAACGATCCTGCACAATCAGGAAGATCTTACGGTACACCACATGACCTAGCGTCAATGTACGGTAGAAGATCAACTGCTACAGATAGACTTTCAGGAGGAGGGCCAGGCTCAGTACCACCAGGGTACGAAGATCATCCAGCTCCACCAAAAGGATTAACTGACCCAGGGGAAGAGGGTGGACGTCCTAGAACAAATATGTCAATGTATCATACCAATGACAATCCATTAGGAGGAAGAGATCCATTAGGCAGCCAAGGAATGAAAGGCGGTTATCCAAGCGATAACGAGAACGTAATGGAAGGGTTAAATACAAAAGCTGTTTACCATCGAAATAAAGAAGTACTTAAAGAAATGGTCTTTAATACTCAGAAGAAAGATGAATCAAATCTACTAAAGGAAGACAATATTAGAGATTTAGGTGAATAAAGCATATTTATAATAGGAAACCTATAAGATGAAAGTAAAACATTCGAAGTATAAAAACACAGGACTGATATTCGAATTGCTTGTAAAGCAAATCGCATCAGATACCCTATCTAAAAAAGATTCTCCTGCATTAAGTGTATTAAAGAAATTCTACGCAGGAAAGTCCTCTTTAGCTAAGGAGTATAAACTCTATGAATTTATATCAAAAAACAGTAATGTTTCTCCTCTAAGAGCAGAAGCAATACTATCAACAATAACAGAAATCTCTCGCAAGTTAGATCAAGCTGCTATTAAGAAACAAAAGTATGAATTAATTGCAGAAATAAAAACTCACTACAGTGTAGACGAGTTCTTTGCAATACAAGTAAGAGACTATAAAGCACTAGCTGCTTTATATTGTTTATTAGAAACACAAAATAACGCAGAGAATGTTGACCCTAGTTCTTTAATTGAAAATAAAACTACAATTTTAGAACACTTAACTTCAAAAGCTCAAAACGAAGATGATGTAAAAGATACCTTAATCGAAGAGTATTCAAAATACGATAAAGATTTAAGATTACTTACATTTAAAATTTTATTAGAAAAGTTTAATGACAGCTATAAAGATTTACTTCCGGAACAAAAAAATATTTTAAAAGAGTTTATAACTTCTGTTAATTCAACTACTCGCCTTAGAACAATCGTAAACGAAGAATTAGAAAAGATTGCAACAAAGGTAGTAGAATTGTCTCAGAAGGTATCTGATAAGGTTATTAAGATTAAACTAGAAGAGGTAAAGAAAGCTATTAAACCTGTGTCAAACAAGGAGAAAATAGGGGATACCCACTTAGTTAACCTTATGCAGTACTACGAGTTAGTACATGAACTTGAAACGATATGAAAATAAGCGAATTAAGAAAATTAGTACAAGAAGTACTAGAAGAAGCTAACGTAACCAATGTTGGCGGTTCTACATACACTCCCGGAGCAAACGATGCATTCGCTACTCGATTTGCTTTTGGAGGAAAGAAAGATAACAAAGCAACAAATTATGCGAAGAAGCTAGGCTTTAAAAAAGTAAGCCGTCCAAGCAGACCTTCAAATACAAAATTAATAGACTATCTAAATGAAAACGCTACAAGAAAAGTTTAACGCTGTAAACGAAAACAGATATACAAAAGCTGAATTCTTACGTGATGCTCAAAAACAATACCCTCAATTTATTACTCAGTTTAATGGGTATGAAGATAGTATTCAAATCTTTAAAAATAGAGGATTGATAGCAGAAGTAAAAGAAGTAGTTTATGATAACAAATCAGAAGATAGTTACTCACCAGAGACTATTCGTAGAGGAGTTGATATTGAATTAGACGCTATGGGTGTTGATTCTGCCGGTAAAGTAGAAGAGAAAGAATACGAGAAAGCTAAGAAGAAAGCAATGGCTAACTTAGAAAAAGATTGTAACTACTACTTGAACCTTATGGCTAAAGAATCTACTAAAGTAGATAAGCACGATCAAATGGTAGCTGCTAAAGATAATAACAAAGTAGACACTTTTAACGGTATGAAGAAAGCCGAATTAAAAGAAGCTATGAAGAAAGTTATTATTAACTTATTAGAAGATAAGCAACCATTAAATGAAGCTGCAGCCGAGAAATTAGAACAGTATATTAACTACGAGAACCCAGACAATCAAGACTTAGCAGCAAGAATTAGAAAAGGTGCTACAGACTTAGCCGCACATATTGCTAAGATTGAAAAAATGTACTTAGATACAAGAGAAAATATAGAAGGTATTTATGAAGAAATTGGTTCATTTATGGCCCCTGCAGTATCTAATGCATTTAAAGAAGATTTAAAACCAGTAATGGCCAAATATTTTGCTATAGAAACTCCGAAATCTAGACGTTTATCTCCAGAAGAGTTAGAGCAGTTAGGATACTCAGCAGGTAATTCTAGAGGAGCAATGTTTTCGATGAAAGAAGGCAAAATTATAAAAAAGAAATAAGCATGGCATTATTAGTAGAAGTACAAACCTTTAGACCTATTCTTAGAGAATCTAAGGAAAGACCTGGAGTATACGAAGTAGAAGGTATTATGCAACGTGCTGGAGCTAAAAACCAGAACGGACGTGTTTACGATAAACAAATACTTTTACGAGAAGTAGATAAGTATATAACCGAGTTTGTTAAAAACGGTAACGCATATGGTGAATTAGATCATCCAGAATCTGCTTTAGTATCTCTAAAGAACGCATCCCACATCATAAAAGAATTATGGTGGAAAGGTGATGAACTAATGGGAAGAGTAGAACTACTTAATACACCATCAGGTAATATCGTAAAAGAAATTATTAAAGCAGGTCATACTATAGGTATCTCTTCAAGAGGTACAGGATCTGTTCAACAAACTAACGAAGGTACTTTAGAAGTACAACCAGATTTTGAACTAGTTTGTTGGGATTTCGTATCTAATCCATCTACACATGGTGCCTTTATGAATCCAATCTCATTAAACGAAAGTATACAGTCTGTGTCTAAATTTAGTAAATTAGACAACATTATAAACGATATATTAAGAGCGTAATGAAACTAACAGCAATTATACTGGAGAACGACAACAAAGTAGATCAACTAGCAGCAGCCTTAGGTAGCGAGTTTAAAACACTTGCTAACGGTATTAATGCAGAATTTGATAAAGTAGATGACCCTAAAGAAGGTCTTCTTACTACAGCAAGTCTTATAGTAGCATTACCTGCTATACTAGGTTTAATTGCACGTCTAGGAAGAAACGCTTCTAAATTAGTAAGACAAATATTCGGTGATAAACCAGAAGATCCATCTGCTGCTGAAAAGTATTTCCAAGATATGGGTGTATTAGCGGATAAATTACATCATTTATATGTTAGACCTATTGAAGCAATCGTTCATAAGTTTGTTAAAGATCCTAAAAAAGCTCATAACATATCTAACGCTATATTTCACGTAATAGTAGCAATCTTCTTAATCGCTTCAGGTGTTACAGCAGTAAAAGCATTACAGGCTAAAAATATTAGTTTAGCTAGTTTAGAAGGCGCCCTTGCTGCTGTCAAAGGCAGTGAGGTTAAACAGTACATAGGTAAGTTTTTCTAGGAATTAACCGGTTTCGGAAAATAGTATATATTTATATACAAATATACCGTTCTTATACGGTATCTACACTACAAAATTCTATTACGATTTTAATAATCGTACAAACCACACCAATTTTATTGTAAAATGGCAAACAAAGATTTATTCAAGCAAGCTATTGCTGAAGCCAAATCTGTCCGTGAAGCCGCTATCGCTAATGCAAAACAATCTTTAGAAGAGAGTTTAACTCCTCATTTAAAAGATATGTTAGCCGCTAAACTTCAAGAACTAGAAGGTTCTGAAGAGGTAATTGCAGAAGAAGGATTAGTAGCAGAAAGTGACTTAGGATTCAGTGAAGCAGCAGAGGATGATTCAGAAGAATCTGAAGACGATGCTGCAGCAGCAGAAGATGCACCGGAAGGTGAAGAAGCTCCAGAAGGAGAGATGGGTGCTGATGAAGATAAAGAAGTAAGCGACTTATCAGTTGAAGACTTCAAGACTCTTATTCGTGACATCATCGCTCAAGAAATGGGCGCAGGCGCACCAGAAGGTGAAGCTATTCCTGGCGAAGAAATGCCAGCAGGAGATGACTTAGAAGGTC